GATGTAAATCAAAACGATTATGTGGAAATACACCATCACAGTTATTATAGTTATTTGTAACTCTTCTAATCATTGGCTGACCTGATATTGTATTTGTGATTGAATCCATTGGTAATGGTATTGATAATTTTGTATCTAATTCATCTCCTGTAAAATTCATTGGTAGGCTTGCATTTGTTGCTTGTTGTATAGAATTATTAACCATAGTAAAATCTAAAAATTGTGCTGAATTTTGCGGATTAATAATTAATGTCTCAATATCCTTTAATTGGGCATACATTGTCCAATTAATACTTGTTGTTGATCCTGTTCCAACTGCTAATGCATTTTGAATAACTAAATAAACTCGAGCATATGTGTTGAAATTTGTTGTATCTGCTCCATAATAATAATATGAATAATCACCTAACCAAGGTACTTCTAATGTTGCTGAATTATTTAATGAAGCATATAATGGTACATGATATAATTCTGTCAATGTGTGTGCAAATCCTCCTTGTGCTATCTCCATTTGTGTATTGGCTGCATTATAAGGTGCTGATGCTGCTATTTTATCTGGTCTTAAAACTAATAATAATTTTCCTTCATGAAATGGTGTTCCATTCAATTCTACTGTAAATACTACTTTTGCCCTTAAAAATTTAAAATTTCTCAAAATTTGTGTATATTTTGGTATTGCTCCACTAAATATGTCTTGTGGTAAGGAAAATGATTTTAAAATAGTTCCTACTGCTCCACCTGTTGTCCAATTACCAAATGCTATTCTAACTGGTGTTGTTACTAATTCTCTAATGTTGGTATCTTTTTGTGCTTCATTAACTTTTGCCATTGGTGTATTAAAACCTACTTCATTACATTCATTTGCGCATACAATTTCGTGCATACCACTATTTTCCATTTCTTGTTTGCTAGTTGTTGTTATTTCTCCCGCCATTTTAATAATTCCGTGATTTTCTAATAAAACATCTTCACCTACTTGTGCTCTTATAATACCAAATCTTGATAAATCTTGCATCTCTGTTTCGACCATAGCTAAATTTCTCAAATCAAATGGATCATAAATATCAAACTTTCCCTTTCTGTGATATAAATCATCATAATATCTCCAAGTATTTAATCTTGGAACAAATCCTTTATTTATTAAAAATTGCTTAACTGTTTCAGTAAATTTGTCAAATTCTTGTTTTTCATAAAAATACATAAACATTTGTGCATTTTGTAATGTCATCATTGTTGCTTCATAGTTTGATACTGGATCTCTAACCCACATTACCATATTCTCTATTGTTTCTCGACTCATCAATGGTATGTATTTTCCATTACTATACCCTATATTTCTTTTTAAATACTCTACTTCTTCTAGATGTAAAAATGGTTTTGTAATCTCTGTTTTCTGTGCGCTTGTAACTTTAATATTATGTTCTTTCAAAACTTCGCTAATTGTTATATTATTATACCAATCACCTACTTCCTTTCGTACTGTTGAAGTGTTATCATCACCATTTACTGCCACTGCTACATTTGATCTAAATAACTCATATGGTGGTATATATCCAAATTGTCTTTCATGAATTATCATAAAACTTAACATCATATACATTAAACTAATCCATGAATCTAATTCCACGGTCATTGGTAAACCTGATGGTACACCATGACTTTTCATGTATAAAACATTAAATACTACAATAAAAGTAAAACAAACTTCATGCATTAAAACTTCTCTAACATTTGCATTCTCCTGACCGTCATTATAATAATAATTGACCATTTTTAAGAAAACTTTAATTAACTGCCATATTACATTTGCGTCAAATTCTTTTATATCATATCCTAAAAAATTACTCGCCATTTTTAATAATCTACTGAATAATTCATTCCAATCATCACTTTCTGGATTAATTCCTGTTGTAAAACCATGTGCTGGACCATTTTTATGAAGAAAATTAATAAAATCTCCAAAATATCTTCTAAAAACTAAAACAAATGGAAAAGGACAACCTATAAAAGCTCTTGTACTACCCTTTGAAACCTTTTCTAATGATCTAAGTTCATCTTTCAATAAAGCCGACCACAAAAATGAACTTCTTGTTTTATTTTTCGCTTTTTCTTCATAATAAAAACAATCATCTAATAATTTCTTACCCTTTGTAGTAAACTTCCATACTTTTTCATTATTACAGAACTCCATATAATCTCTTTTTCCTGGTTTTACTATTGTTTTGAGATATGGTAAACCACTTGAAGAATTTGGATTTATTCTTTCCAAATTATCCATGCCATTTAAACACTCGTCATACGTTAATAATTGTTTCTTTTCTTTAACGTGATTCATATCATCTAAATATCTACAACACCATTCTTCTAACTCTTCTATATACTTATTTTGAAATAATAAAGGCTGTTGTGAATATTTCATTAACTGTCTCTCTAAAATTGATCTATCAACTGGTTCTATTAATCTTTTATCTTTGTTGCTCAATACTGCTGGTCCTTTAGTTGGCTTAAAACAACCATATAAAATACTATGTTGTAACTCACTCTTTGTTGGTTGATATAATGAATATTCTCTCTCAAGTTGGCCTATTAACTTAATATTACCATCTAATTTACAATCTTGCGTTACATCACATACTTGTGCCCTAATTTCTATATTTACTGCTTGTGGTTTTAACTTCTCAATCGCTGCTAAAATTTCATTTTGTGTTACTAAAATTGCAAATGACTTATTATCTGCTATTGTTGCTGCTATGTGCATTCCTATAATTTTTCGTGGTTCTTTATCGTCATATCTCACTAATACTCCTCCACAATCTCCATCTTGCGTTGTTGCTCTATATTGAAAACCCCTCACTAAAATGTATTTTTCCATTCTTGCATAATAATCTTCATTTTGTGTTAATGATTGAAAGACTACTCTAGTTCTTACTATTTCTTTTCTTCTCAAAATTAATTCACCATCATGAAAATCATTTGGTGATGCATATTTATGTAACTCCTCTTCTTTAATAAATTTTCCCACTATATCTTTTACATAATCCGTTCCTGCCGCAAAGTCAATTATACAAGCGTCATTATTAACCTGCACACAATTCTTCTTTGTCAAATATGTACTCAAAATCACTTGTCTTCTTCCATTATCATGTTGTAATGCTACTTTAACATAATATTCATCATCTTTCCATTCCCTTGGTACTAAATGTCTTGGTACTAAATACAAATTTTGTCTAATTGCTAATGCAGACATTACACCAATTGCTTTTTTACTTTTATCATCTGCTCTTGTTAAAACAATAGTAGCTATTGATGGAATTATGCAATTTTCAATAATTTCCTTTGCATTTAAATCAAAATCTCCTTGTGCATATGTAATTCCTGCTGATTTTGTAACAACTTTTCTATCCTTCATTTGTGCTGCATCCCATGATTGAGAATTAACTAGAGTTCCATTTTTAACATGATTTATATATCCATAAATATTGGCAAATTGATCTTCAACATCATTGTTTTTACAAAATTGTTTAACATTATCTATTAAATTATCAGTTACACATTGTTTGTAAATGTGTCCTACTAAATATGACATCAATCTTACAAATCCTCCTACTAATGTTCCAATTCCAAAACCAACAACTGCTCCATAAAGTGCGTGTCTTACTAACAATGCATAATCTAATTCTTTAATTTCTGACCATACTTTTGCCATTAATGTTGGTTTTCTACTAACTATATTCAATGTAACTTGTTCTGTTTCAACATTATATCTACTTTCTTCTGCTGTTTCATATTCACTATCTTTAACTTGACCAATAACATTAATCTTTGATTCGACTTCATCCTTTGTATACTTATGTTTAATTTTGGATAATGCAACACTACGCGTTGTCTTTAAATCATGTTCTTTGCTTATGTGTGTAAAAAATTTTTCTTCCAAATATTGCATAAAATCTTCAAAATTTAATTGTAATTTAACCTTTGAAATATAATCTCCCGACAAATTAGTTGAAGCTTCTTTAACTAAAAAAGTTAAATGCTTAAAATCTTTATCATAATCACCCACTTTAATTATTTCAACTTCATCATGAATTCTATTATAATATGCTTCTGGACAATGTATCTTACTAGTTAAATTACCAATGTTATCTATATTTGAACATAAAATTATTAAAGGACTATTAAATGGTGTTCCCTTCTTCCCTATATCTGTATTATTTAAATCTGGCATTGGTGGTAAAACTTTATTACATGTAACTAAATCAAATAACTCCATAACATCCTTCAATTGTGTATCTTGATTATTATCATCAAAAATGACTGCTTTTTGTGTTGAATAACCACTCCAATATGCATCATTTACATTTCTAGTATAAATTTGATCTTCTTCTATATATAATAAATGTTTTGCTATTAAAGTAGCAATCGTTGACTTACCTACTTGTGATTTACCATATAATCTAATACATCTTGGTGTTATTCTTGAAAATTTCTTTAATCTATAACTAACAAATTCATCATTAATCTTATCTAATAAATCAAAATACTCTCGCAATGAACCTTTATATGCTGCTAAATTATCTTT